CATCATTCGCGGCGTTTGACTTGGAAGCACCTGCAAAGTTGCTTACACCTCGTCCAACACCTTTGCGTAACAAGATTGTTCGTAAGAAGGGTGTCGGTACTTCACACCGTATCAAGCGCATTACAGGATACACAGGTACAGGTACTGGCGGTCAAGGAAACATTTGGCCGGGAATCACACAGTTCACTCAGAACGATTTTGCTCCGGGTGCAGGTACACCGCTTCTTTACGAGCGTGGGCCACAGATTTCTTACACAGCGGATGACCTAGTTCTTCCGTACAACTCATACTCACTATCTGACCAAGTTTCGTTTGACGCTAACTTCTCAGGTTTGGGATACCAAGACCTTCGCCAACTTTCATCTACTTCAACACTATACGCAACAATGCTTATGGAAGAACGTATGATGCTTATGGCACGTGGTACAGGTTCAGGATATTCAGGCGCACTTGCGGCTCCTGCAACTGTAACCCTTACTTCACCTGTTGCTTCAGGTACACAAACAGCACTTGCCGCTACAACATACTATGTATATGTAACTGCCGATGCTGGCGCATTTGGTCAATCTGTTGTATCTACAGTTCAATCACACGCAGTTTCTGCGGGCGATGTTCTACAGATTAACGTAAGCGCAGTTTCAGGTGCTATTGGCTACCGTATCTATGTTGGAACAACAACAGGTACAGCAAACTGTACTTATCAGGGTCGCACAACAACTACACAATTTGTAGTACAAGGTGCCGCATCTACACAAACTACAGGCAACACAGCGCCATACACAACAACAGGCGCACTTGCTTCAACAGCGGCTACAGATACATCTGCATACGCAACAGGTTATGACGGCATTTTGCCAACAGTTCTTAACTCAAGCATTTCAGGTGCAATCAACAACATCGCTTCAACATTCAGCACTTCAAATCCGGGTGCAGAATTCCAGCAAGTATTTGGACAGTTGTACGATGCTGTTAAGGCTGACCCTGATGAGATTTTGCTCAACGGTCAAGACCGCAAGCAACTTTCTGACACAATCAAAAATGGTTCAACTGCAAACTACCGTCTAAATCTTTCACAGACTGAAACCGGAGATTACGTTGGAGGCGCAGTAATTGGCGCACTTAACAACGAAATCACAGGCAAGATGGTAAACCTTACAGTTCACCCATGGTTGCCACAGGGCGTTGCTCCTGTACTTTCCTACACATTGCCAATTCCTGATACTGAGGTATCAGATGTATGGGCAAATATTCTTGTGCAGGATTATATGGGTATCCAATGGCCTGTAAACCAATTCTCATACGACTTCTCAACATACTTCCGCGGTACATTCATGTGCTACGCGCCAGCATGGAACGGTGTTGTATCAGGAATTGTTTCTGCATAATGTGTCTTGAATGTGGTTGCAATCAACCTGCTAATAATCATGGCAGAGATGATGTAACAACGGCAGAGATTATTACAGAACAATAAAACTTAATAGAATTCCTGAGCATGAATTAAAAAGGCTCACCATAACAAATGATTCCCTTTCGTCCAACGGCAGGACAACAGCCTTTGAAGTTGTGAATCATAGTTCGAATCTATGGAGGGAAGCGCATGACAAAAATTATTGGCCCAAAAGGTATGAGGGAATTAGGCGTAGGCACTAAGACCGGACAAAGAGTTTTGCGTGCGGGCAGAGACGGTATGTTTAATGTTACCGACCCAAAACTTATTAAGAAATTGAAGGCTGAAGGTTTAACCGAAGCAAGCGCAAGCGGAGTGACTACAGCAAAAGGTTTTCCATGCAAAGCGTGTGGATTCGGGTCATTCTTTAAAAAATGTTCTAAGTGTGGAGAGATAAATGGCTAACGGATACGGTAATACAACGCAACTATTAACAGTTCCTTATCTTACCCTTGAAGAATATAAGGCCGCACCTACGGCTATTGATTTAGATAATTTAGTTTTTGATTCCCAAGACCCTGAAGTTCAGGATAACGAATTGCGCAACGTCATTGCACGCGCATCGTCTTGGATGGATACATATTGCAATCAAGTTTTGGGCGCGACTGTAGAAACAGAGCAACAGCGTTCCCGTATTAGTACAGATGGTTCTATTCGTTTTCACCCACGCTTTAGCCCTATTGTGGCACTTACAGCGTTCAATTACGGGTATCCAACAAACATGGCTTCACTAGGCGATTGTTCAATTGCTTGGATTGAAGATATGGAAATTATTATACCTAACGCTAATCTTGGTAATTGGACTTCACAAGGCCCGCTTTCTTTTGGCTCATATAACGGTGGCCCAAGCAATCAAGTATTTTTAAATTACACATACGTTGCCGGTTACACCAATACAACTTTAGCAACAGCAAATACCGTTGGCGCTACATCTATTACAGTAGCAAGCGGCACAGGTATTGTTGCAGGACAGATGCTCACAATGTATGACGGCATGAATACTGAGATTGTTACAGTTGCAAGCACTTACACTTTTGGTTCAACAACAGTTCCGCTTACACGCGCATTGGTTAATATTCACGCCATTGGTACTTCAGTAAGCGCGTTGCCACCTGCAATTAAGCAAGCCGCAATTCTTATTACAACTGCGTTTCTTAAAGTTCGTGGCGATTCTTCAATGACCATGATGGTTACAACACAACCAACAATGGCTACTCCGGGTTCAGATAAATTTGGTAGCGAAATGAGCGCCGCGGCAGATATTCTTAGTACATACGCGAGAATCCGATAAATGACACAAAAACTTGCACCCGTTGGCCGCGCTCAAGTTCGTCAAACGCTGTATAACTTTATTGAACCACCGCAAGTTGATGGCATCAATCAAGTATTTACATCGCTACCTAAGCGTATTGATTTTCAAGTTAATGCATTGCCTAGTCAGCCTAGCCGCGTAGCCGCTGTAATTTATATTGAATCAGAAACAGAAACACGTATTGCAGTAGGCGGCGCAACTAATGGTTGGAAACGAATTGATTACACCGTAATAATTCAATTGTTCCAACACTCATTAAGTCGTTCCGCTGAAGAAGCAATGGATGATTTAGATTATGTTATTGACGCGCTTAAAGTGCGCTTGCGTTCAGACCATAATTTTGGCGACCCTAGCGGTATCCTTGTATGGCAAGGTGCTGAACCTTTAATTGACGTTACTTATGGTGAGCCAATGTCGCAAAATGCAACATCAACAGAAACATGGGCATCCATGCGTTTCATCGTTACACAAATGATTATGGCATAAGGAGAAACAATGGCCACGTTTACATACAAGGGTGAAGATGAACGCACCTTTCCAAGTATCGGAATAACAGTAAAGCCCGGAGATAGTTTTGAAGCGCCAAGTGACTTTGATGCACCTGACGTTTTGCAAGTTAAAACAGTAAAGGCAACACCTGCCGTAACTAAGGAGAATGAAGAATGACAGTACAAAATACAGCGCGGAGTTACTTAGGTATTGCTAAGGAAACAACTAAGGGAACACCGGTAGCACCAACAGATTTTATCCCCGTAAAATCTTCATCAATGAAGCCGGCAGATGTAATTGGCGAACTTCTTGCCGATAACATGGCACAAGGTTCATTAGTAAAAGATTACGCATACGTACAAGGCCGCAGTAATTCTACATACGATTTTGGTGGCCCTGTATATCCTGACACTATCGGCTACGTACTTGGTGGTGTTCTTGGAAGCGTTGCAACATCAGGCGCAAGCGCACCTTACACACACGTTATTTCTCTCAAGAACGCAACAGCAACCGGTGCAGACGCACAGCCAACAGCATTTACTTTAACAGATTTCTATGCGGCTAACGTGCGTGCATATCCGGGAATTCAATTTAGCGATTTTACAATGAAATTTACAGCGGATGGAATGTTAGATTACGATGCTAAAGGCATGGGTTGGTTATCATCAGCGGCATCAACTCCAACACCTTCTTTCTCAACAGTTCTTCCAACACCTGTTTGGCTAGCAACAGTTTCAATTGGTGGTTCAACAGTATCTAATACAGTTGATGGTGAAATTTCTATGTCACGTCCAGCAACACCTATTTTTGGTCTTGCTAACACAAAAGACCCATACCAAGTATTTCTTGGTGCGCTTGAAACTAAGGGAAAAATTAAGTTTGTTATGGAAAACGATACTGAACTTACACGTTACCTTACAAACACACAGCCAGCAATCACACTTAACTGGTCACAAGGTGCTGGTGCATCAGCGACACAGATTTCATTTACAGTTACAAAGGGCGCTTATACCGCCGCAGTCATTGACCGCTCAAAGGACTTTGTAGAAATTGATGTTGATGTTCGCGCAATTGCTAACACAACAGATGCAGGTTCTTCAGGTGGATACAGCAACATCAAGTGGACACTTCAAAACGCTAAAACTTCAGGTACTTATCAGTAACCTGAGATAATGTTGGCCGGGGTAGGCCGCCTTCCCCTACCCCGGTTCAACTTAAAACAAACGCGAAGGCAGATGGAAGGAAACTATGTCAAAAGTAATTACACTCCCAAGTGGCGCTACTGCTAAATTGCGTGACCCTGCAACATTGCTTATGAAAGACCGTAATAAAGTTCTTG